GATCCGCCTACGATTGGCTTCGCTGCGGCTGTTGTTGACTGAGCAGCTTCGACCGTCTCGACGGTTTCCGCGTTTGTGACGGTGTTGTCCACTTCGTCTCCTTCTGTTGTTGGTGTTACTTCCGCTTCCACTGTGGAATCGGAAATCTCTTCGGCGACTTCTTCGCCTTCTGTTGCAGCTACTTCGCTAACGCGAGCCGAGCGAACTGCTGGCTCTGTAACAAGTGCGACGCCAGTTAATTCTCCAGCAAGAACGCGCATAGTGCCGTCCTTCTGCATGATGTAATCATCTACAGCTAATTCGATAGAGAATCCATCGCGAAGTCCGTCCATCGCTTCTGTAAGTGCGTCTGTTCCCGCTGTTGTGTTTGTAATCTTAAAAGTCGCGTTAATTGCGTCGCCATCTAAAGTCATGTCTAAAGTTTTACCGATTGGACGAGTGCGATCATGTTCTAAATTAAGTTTTACTGGAGCTGGCTTAATCGAACCCTGGGCGAATACGACTTTCCCAGTAGAAGCGTTAGCAGCTTCCTCGAATGCGACGATACGCCCGCTAATTGTGCGAGAGTTAGAATCTGCTGCTGTTATGTTCATCGGTGTTGTTATTTTCATAGAAGTAGATCCTCTTCTTCGCGGATTTCGTCGACGCTCATCGCGCCGATTCGATTTAGGATTTCGTAAACTTGCGCGCGCTCGTAAGGATTGCCACGCAAGAAATCGTCTAGATCGAACTTAACCTCTTGACCTAGTGGAGTGAAATCACTAAGGCTCATTCGTTGCTCGATACATGTCATAAGAGGACGAAGCGAATAATCTACAAGTGAACGACGTTCGCTTACTGCGTTTGAGTAAGTAAAGCTGTTTGGCTCTGCACTTGCGAAATAAGCTGGAAGTCCTGCGGCTCTGCATAGTTCTAACGCTAAATAGCCGCGAGCTTCGTTTAGTTGAAGATTCTTAGGATCATAACCGACAGTCTCGATCGAGACGTCGCCGTTCAAGAATGTAACAGCTTTAGAAGTGCGATTCTTAAACGCAGCAACAAGAGCAGCGACGCGATCTTTTGGAAGTGCGACGCCAGAGTTCTTTAAGATTGTTTGTGGGTTTGGATTTATTGCGAAATCGTAAGCTGTTTTCTCTAACGCAGAAGCAGCGCGAATTGTACGTCCTGCGCGATTTAAGATTCCCTCGTCGAGTCCAGTAAAGACGACTAATTCGCTCGGATCTATTGGATAACCGTCGATCGCGTAACCGTCGATCTCTGTAGCGTTAGCGTTTGTTTTAACGGTAACGCGAATAGGATCTATTCTTTCCATCGCTTGGATTCTGCCAGTGTCGGCGTAGCGCGCCATTACACGCGCGTAGCCGTACCCTGTGAAGAGAATGTCCTCTGCAAGCCATGACCAGAACGCCGATCCTGCGATTCGTGGATCTGGCTGATTTACGACGCGAGGCTGTTGCACCTTTTCGCCAGTTGCGACGTTACGAGTGTTCATCTCGAAAGATCCGAGAGTCGTACAGATTATGTTACGAGCGCGAGCTAAAGCTGGAACGCCCATCGCTTCTGTACGTGTAGCGGTTTGATTACCATTCCAGTAATAACCGCCTAAAGAGTTAAGAGTATTAACTGGGTACAGTGATTCCGCTGCGTCGACAGTAATAGAATCTGGAGCGGCAGCGTTAACCTTCGGAACGAATAGATCTAATAAACCCATGCCGCAATTCTAGAGACGGCGTTACACCTAGCCCACCATGATGTCAAGATCCATCGGTGGGCGTGTCGCGTAATGAGTGACTAACGCAGTCGCAACCGTCGCGCAGACAGTCGACTGTGAAGCTCTCCGCCCGATAGTCCAGCCACCATCTCCGAACGGAAGTCTCGCAGCTGATAGAATCTGCTTGGAGAGTTCTGTCTGTTTCGGGTCGTGACGTAATCTCTTCGATGTGATCGCTCCTAACAATTCGTCGCAAGCTTGGCCGTACAGTGCGCCGTCGATGTCTGAAATCGGAATCCCAGCGGGAACTAATCGCGCAGCTATAGCCGAAGCAGTTCTCTTAGAATAAGCCACTGTCTCGACTGGATACTGCTTTGTATAGGGAGCGATGTCGTTAGCGATTGCTTTATCGTCGAGGTTAATCGGATTATGCCAAGTGTGAAGAAGCTTTACGAAGAATCGCTCGTCGTCGATCTGCTGGGCAGCTACTAACGCAGCGTCCCTTCGATTCGGACTTACGTCTACGCCTAGCCAAGTCGTCTTTTCTGGATCAAGCTCTAGGCCTTCTTCCGCGCACTGATTCCATTCCTCGGCAGGAATCGCAGCTGAAATCGTTGCGACCCAGCGACATAAGACTTCCGTCTTTACGACGTCTGGTGGATCGTTGAGAACGGCGCGAATGTTGTCGATGTGTACGGTATGGCCTAAAGCGGGATTGGCCATCGCCGCACCTTTCCAGAATGCGGGAGTGTCGTCGATCTTGTCGTAATTAGATGACCATTCATAGTAAGCGATGTCATCGTTAGGCGACGCGCTCATTCCACGCTCGCGAAGTCCGTTAAGAACTACAGAATGCTGATCTCCCGCATTCGATAGCGTCCATAATTGCGGATTTTTCGCCGCCATCATGGTATAGCGAAGCGAGGCCCACGTGGATTCATCTTTGAGTTCGCGTGTCTCATCTACGAACACAGTCTCGGGCTTGGAAATACCGCGAGCAGCTGATCCGCCAGCTTTAACCATGTAACGACCGCCGCCGAATTTAGACTGTAGCTCGATCTCTTCTGAGCCATGCGCCCAGCGGATCTTCTTTACTTGTTTAGCTAGATCTTCGTTCTCTTCGATGATGTTAACGATGTCTCTAAAGGTTTCCAGCGATGTAGTAAGTCGGTGAGCTGTACCGATCTGGAGTCCGTCCTGCCATAAGAAGAGACCAGCTAAAGCCCGAATCTTCATGAGCGTAGTCTTCCCTTGTTGTCTGGCTACGACGACGCAGACCAGTGGAGCGGCGAAGCGTCCATCTGGCTTGTACCGATGAGCTTCCATCGCGACGAACTTCTGCCAAGGAAGCAGCGGAATCCCAATTGAGTCGGCGAAATCTATAAGTTCTTGGCCGCGTGAGGGTAAATCTCGGAGTTTAGAGTGGATTCTTGGAGTCGGAGAGCCTAAATAGAGTCCTGTAGTTCCCTCTAAAACCGATGTAGGCCGATCTAAGCCCTTTGTAGCCTTCTCGTGTCCCTTCGAGGCTTCTGCGTGGCTATTCATGCTTTATCGAGTCGTTTGGTGGTGAAAGAAGACCTCGGGAGAGAGTGGCGGTGGAATCCCCATTAAAAAAAACACCACCGACCTTTTTCTTCGCTAAATCCATCTCTTCGGGCAGCCTATCTTGACGTGAGAAGTTACATCGTTTACATGCTGCGACTAAGTTATCGGGATCATCTGAACCGCCCCTAGCTACTGGGATTACATGGTCGCAAGTGTTGGCTTCCATGCCACACCAGAAGCAGATCCAGCCGTCACGATTAAGGATTCGTAGCCGTAGCTTCTTCCACTGTGTCGAGTTGCTCTTACGCTGTGAGTGTAGAGTCATTAGTAATGGTTCCGTTCTTGATGGAATGCCCAAGCTTTACAGTTCGTCTGATAACGAATCGTAATGTAGCGAAGACTGGCGTCGATCATGCGAAAGGGATCTAGGTCTCTGTAATGCTGAGACTTCATCTGGCCTAGTCCGTAATGGCTTCCGTTCTTGGCTTTATAGTTCCATCTGGATTCTTTAGTTATGATCTTGTTAAAGCATTGGAACTCTTTATAATCAAGAATCCTCGAATGTGCGTAGAGCTTTAGATGATCTACAGAATAGTTCTTAGCTGTTGCTTCTGGAATGCACGTTATTAAGAGCGTTGCCGTTAAGGCAATAGCCGCCCCTAAACCTATCTTTCGCTCTTGCGAGCTACCCGCCTCAGCGGCTCGCTTCATGCGAAGAGATAGTAGCGCGCGTGTCAAGTAAGGAGCGTAATCTTGGGAGTGTCCCACAGCTTTACTAACAGTGTGGATAAACCCTGTGGATAACTTCATGGCTTACCGCCCCACCCATTACCCTTAAATACAATTCCACCAAGCGAGTAAATGCGCTTCATCGGTACGGTGCAATTCGGACAGTAAGGATCTCTCGCCAGTGTGTCTTCGATTGGACGCTGTATCTCTAGCTCTTTACTACACACTTCGCAGCGATAATCATAGGTCGCCATTAGCTTCTCCAATTAGTGCCACCGTCATAGTCGAGCAGATGCAGCACTGGATCGTCTTTACATTATCTGGAAGATTATCTGTAATTACACGAATAAGCTGTTCGGTGTCCTTCTTGCAGACTCGACACTTAAAGCGCAGCTTGTCCATAGTTACTCCCCTTTAGATTCTCGATCGGCTGTAAGTTCTTCTGGTCGACCCACCAAGTCGGCTGCTTAGAGTTCTTATACTTAGGCCGCTTAGCCATGGCTACAGGTATCCAGCCCGCTAATCTGTAATTCGGGCTAGTGCCTACGACTAGGACTGCCACGTCTGTAGATCTATCGCCTTCTCCGATAATGCACTGACCAGTCTCGTAACGTGTCCACTTTACTTCGATAAAGCTTCCGACATCTGCCGTCTTCTTAAATTGTGACGACCTTGGATCGAAGTCTGTGTAACCAAGGTAACGAGCGACCAAGATCTCGGCGACTATCGATTCGGCCACTTGCGCGACGTAATCATGAAAGCCGAGTTGTCTGTCGTATCGACTAGAAGCGTCTGGGTGGCCGTTGACCTGTGCGATTCGTTCTAGAGCTACAGTGTGAGCTAAGACCTTATCTTCGATCGTGGGCTTTACCTTCATCTACAGTCACCACAGAGCCAAGTTAACTTCTCTCCGCCTTGGCCTTTGGTATAACCGAAAGCGTCCAGCTTTTTTAGCTTCGCGCAGCTATCGCACTGTTCGATCTTATACTCGGCTATAACTTCGCCATTCTGTAGAAGCTTGGCCGTCATGGATTGCGGATAAATGATCTCGATAATGTCGCTCATACTTGCGGACTCCACTTTCCAGAGCTTGTCAAGACGTACCACAGCGGCGAACACTGGGTCGCCTTCGTCTTCTCGACACAGAACCAACCGCCCCAAGCTTTACCAGTCTTGGCTTCGCCTGTCTTAAAGATGCGATGGCCATGGCTACACTGTGGAGCTTCTGGGATTAGTTCTCCGCCCAGCTGCTTAGCGATCTCGTCCATCGATGATCCAAGGCTCGGGATTCCGCTCTGCTCGGCTTCCTCTGCAGTCTTATAGCTTGGCACTTCGCCGAACTTCTGTGTCCAAGGGTCGTAATCGTCGGCTGTTAAGTTAGCTACTTTCGCACTGACAGTCTCCACCTTCTCCATGTCCTGACGCGTTGGCCGTTTATCTGCACCTAGTAAAAGTCCGATACAGCGGCCGATCGCGCTCGTGGTCGTATCTTCTACATAAAAGCGGGCCATCTGGACGTTATACTTCGCGACGTTGCCATAAGCGTAATCTGTAGCCGATGGATAAAGGTCTTCGTATTCGCGGAAGATCTGGCACTGAATAAGGACGTAACCCTTTTCGGCGTTAAAGTCCACGATGTTCGTTTGGATTCTAGCTGTAGGGTGTGTTAGCCATAGGCGGGCAATTCTGGCCGCTACGTCTTCGTAATTGTCTAAGAAGCTCATTAGCGCACTTCCCTAGATGCGTGACGTGATACAGCTCGACCGCGC